TCTTTAATCGTACGTTTATGTACATTAATTCTGCTTGTGGCTGCATACTTGTTAGTGGATCTGCAGGTGCAAAGTCATTTTCAAACTGTAATTCGCCAACAATTTCTGTATTTTCATCTGAAAGTAATTCATCTAGCTTAGCTTGTGAAATTCTTTCGTATTCTTCAAACTCATGCTTCTTATCTTCTATATATGTCCAACGACATACAGAATTTTTCCATAATAATGCAGCTTTAATCCACTGAGACATAAGCTCCCAGCCGTTATTCTTTTTAAACAAACAATAATTTACTATAGCTGAAGCGTCTTTGGCCGCAGCAAAGCTGCCTGGTGAGTCATCATAAGGTACAAAGCGTGCTAGTTTATTATTACTTAAAAATAAATCTGATATAATTGCAGTATATGCTTCAACAACTTCTGTTGTAGATGTATCAACAATGGTACTTACGCCCTGTGGTGTTAAATGACTTTCAGGTACACCAGCATATTCATATGTAGCTTTTAATCTTTCTCTTGATAAATCAGCTGAATCCAGCCAATCACCGCTAGAATTCATTATACCTCTATCAATAAGCTCAACTAATTCATCATCAGTTACAGGTTCTTTATATCCATAAGGTTCGGTCATCTCTTACCTCCCTGATGCATAAGAACTTTCTTCTTTAAGTCCTGTAAATCTGAAACTGCATATGAACCAGGTTTAGGAAGTACTCTAGGTTTTTTATCTTTCTTTCCTTTACCTGATAAATATTTAGGCTCATTACCATTTTGTATATATCTTTCAAACATATTCCGCTCCTGGGATTTTTAACATGTACATTCTTTTTTGTTTGCTAGCTCTGCTAATAATTCTTTATTTCTTTGTAGCAATTTGTAATGTGCTTTTTGTAATTCTTTCAAATCCATTTTAGTTAACCATAAAGCTTGTCTTGCAGATAACATTTCTCTTCTTAATGTTTCTTCAAAACTTTCCTCATGATTTTGCCATCCTTGTCCATTGATAACCATATCATCCTCTTTTACTCATCCATGCTGATGTACCCATGTATGCACCTACTATACCAGCACCTGATATATAAAATAGATTACTTACATCTGATAGAGCTTCTACTCTTTCTAATGGTACCCACGGTAAAAACATAGCTGTAGTAAACACACCCATACCTATTAGAGTCCATCTAGCCATTCTAAGTTGGCCCAACTGCTTACGCAGTGCAGCTTCTGTTTCTTTTATTTCTTTTAAATGCAATAGTTCTTCATCAGATACTACGCCATCACCGTCTTCATCATACTCATTAAATCTTGAGTTCTTCTCCAGGTTCTTCTGTATTGCTTTCATTACCATTGTACTTTCCCGGGTTTGTAAATTGATCCGTACATTTTTGTTTAATAACTACAAATGGTAATTGATTATTTATTATATCAAACTTCATTTCTTCTATTCTTACTTCGCATTTTTCCATTTCTACATATGGACCATTTAGATCTTTAAACGTACGACAATCGCTAAAATTATAAACTGAGCATACCATTATGAATGCTTCAAACATGTCCTCATCTCCTTATTATTTACATAGATCATCAAACTTTGTTGAGTATATTCTATGTTTACTTTTATCAAGTAACTTATCTAATAATATTTTATTTCTGTTTCCTATTAACCATAGCATCTGTTGAAATAAAAATATCATCTATGCCTCGCTACTTTCTTTGCAATCTTCTTTGGTTGTTTAGAGTGTTGCTTACCAGCTTTAGTATCTTTTCTTTTCTTTCTAGTTGTTGCAGCATACTCAGCGGCAGTTAAAGATTTTATAGCTGATGATGGCATATATCTTTCACCTGTAGCTTTTGGACCTACAGTAGAATTCTTACCACTCTTAGTTCGCCACTTTTCTTTACCCCACTTCTTTAGACTTTTTTGACCTTTGGTTAAAGCCATTATCTATAGCCCCCACCTTTAGCTTTATATTGTTTAGCTAACATTTGAGCTTTACGTGCAGACCATTGTCCTGGTCTACCACCTTTACCACCTGCTTTTATTCTTTGAAAGAGTTGCTTACGCATAGTTGGTTTAGTATAATTACCTGCTTTATTTACTGTACTTTTAGCCATATTACCATTTAACCTTATGTGACCAGTATCTGGCGCTTAACTTGCTTGGGTTTGAATCTTGCGCATTATGTCTAGCATAATATGATTTCTTACGCGCTTTATCTTTTTTACTTGTAGGATTTTTACCAGCACCACGTACGCCTTGCTGTCCAAATCTAATTGTTTTAACTTTATCACCCTGCTTAGCTACCACTACATGTGATTTAGTAGGATGCCCTGGAGTTCTTTTAGGTTTATTAAAACCTGATACTCCGGCTCTTTTTAATCGTGGATCCCTTTCAGCCATTAGCTTTCTCCTATAAAATCTATTATTTCAGCTGAATTATTATCTTCAACTAACTCCCATTCTATAACTTCTTTCATTGCGCCTATATATTCTGATAGCCCCATTTCAGATAATAACTGTAATGGTGCAGCTAACGTATCACATTTAAATATTAATATCTTACATGATTTAGTTATTGTAAGTTTAATATTTAATGCTTCAGCTAATGCAATCATAGCTATAGATTCTTCAGGTGATATTTCGTCAACTAAAGTTATGATCTTTGTGTTTACACACCTGGCTTTCATTGTATAAAGATATGATAAACTAACAAACCAATTATTAATAGTTTACCATAATCTAAATCCCAGGCTGTGCCTTCACCAAAATTTTTACTAAAATTTTTTAATTTTTCTTTCATGCTGTCTCCATATATTAATAATCAAATACATCAAAGATTTCTAAAACATCACTTTGAGGTATACCTATTTCATAACGACCGCTTACATCGTCCTCTAATCCACCTATGCCTTTATCTTTTTTATGGACAACAGCATAGATTCTATTACCAAACCCTTTATACTTAGGAGTTTCTGATACTCCTGATGTAAATATCATAGGACCTTTACCAAACCCTGCTTTAGCTTTTGATTCTACAGGTCTATATTTAAAATTATCTCTATTTAAATCTTTTGCCATGGTAGTATGAAAAGTTACATCAACATTTTCTCCATAGTCCTTATATTCTTTTTCTATTTCTAATTTCTTTTTTAATAAACTATCTTGTGTTGGATATGCTTTACCTTTTGAAGCTATTGGTCCTGTCATATTAAATACGCTAGGAAGTTTTTCTTTAGCAACATTACCTGCAGCTCTTACACCTTTACCAGCTAATGGACCTATAACAGGAATTGCACCTAACATCATTGCACCCGTATTAATACCGGCCATCGGGTAGTTTCCTTTCATGTATTCATCATAAGCAGCTTTACCTGAAACACCCATAGCATATGGATTATTTATTATTTGTGCAGTTTCATTTAAAGCTTTTAATGGATTCTTTTTGACTTCCTGTCCTAAAAGCGAAAGTATAGCTTTTAAGTTTTCATATGTAGCCATGTTAATCTCCATTAGGTGGCGGATTTATCCCCTGCTTCCGCCGGAGCAGCGAGGACAATGGGAACTCTTAAAGCCACTGTGTATCATCATCAAACAAAAAATTATCTGCTTTCTGCGACCAGGGTACTTTATTCATAGTTAACTTGTCGTAATGTGTTCTTAATGTTTCTAAGGCAATAGCTGTAGCCATAATAGTGTCATCATGACAACCAGGAGCAGCCTCAGTTCTTCCGGAGTCGGTACTAACATAATCTTTTAATTCCTGTATAATAGTACGTGATGCTATCCATATATCATCATTTTCTACAGCATTTTTTAAATTACCAATTATATGTGGTTTTGTTACCTGAGTTGTTTTAAACCCTGGTACCATACCTTCTTCTTTTGATATAGCTGAAATTTTTGTTTGTTTATATAAATTTATATAATTCATCTGTGCTAGTCGAGATAATGTTGCAACGCCCATTGAATTACTTTCAACAGTTAACAATGCATTATTATAATAGCGACCTAAGTAAAACAACAAATCACCAAACTTACTAGGGTCAATATAATTATCTCTATACAAAGCAATTACTTTTCTATCTGTGTCCATAACAACAGCTGCTGAATAATCTTGTCCAACACCTAATGCAACATCGGCAGCAAGAATATAATTACTATCCCAATCAGGAAACTCCCATATATCCAGATTGCCATCTTTCGATGCCTCCCACGTAAATGAATTAAAATCAAATATCATTCGTTTATCAGGTTCAGCAGGTAATAACTTTTTTAATTTGTCCATTGCAAATACAGATTTACCTGCAGTAATAAATGCTTCATCGGGAGTTGCTGGGTATTCCTGGCGGAACTTTAGTTCCCCACCTTCAGCAATCTTCAACCGACGCCAGTAGAGTTGTCCGTTGTTTAAGTTGTGATCCTCTACCAGTAGCTCTTCTTCTGAAGAACGTTCGAAGTCTTCCGGTGGTTCTCTGTAGTATTCAGAGGTCGTAAACCACGGAAGGAATATCGGTGTATATTCATTCTCACCATCTAATGCACCACGCCATAATCTATAAAACTCACCTTGTGCACCATTAGCTGTTGACTCAAGTATAACTTCAGTACCCGGCGCTTCAGATATACCCTGAAACAAACCAGCTAATATTTTCTCATCATGTTGCCAGAAAGCAATCTCCGATAGATGTGCTATAGTCGGTGTGGTTCCACGGCCAGCCTCAGGACTACCCGCAGTATATAATCTATATGACGATACAGGTTTTTCACCAGTAGCATCTTTTTTAAAGTGAGGTGATGAAATAACAATTTCTTTTGCATTTGATCGCAGCTCAGTCGGTTTATACAAAGAATCCATATTCCTTATAATATTACGGCTCATATTAAATAGTGCGTCAGATGTTGCACTGTCGTGTGCCATAACAACTGAACGAGCATGCGGTGTAAAATATGTTTTCCAGAATACTCTGCCAGCACAGTAAGTTGATATTCCTTGCTGTCTAGCTTTTAATATAATAGCTCTGACCTTTCCGTTGTCAGCTAACTGTTTATCTAAAATTTCTGTAATTTTTTTCTGACAGTCGTTGAACGTAAAGTTTACAAAGCCCCTCCTTGCATCTTTAGTAATGATCTTAATATTGTCTGATGCAAAGTCAGTAAAGTTATTCTGATAACTATTTAGCTTTTTTCTTTTATGTTTTTCTTCGAGAAGCTGGATTAACTGTTTCTTCTTATTCATTTTAGCTTCTCCTCAGTTTAACTTTAAGGGGACATTTAAATTTAAACGTCTCCTTAAAGGGGGGATCTATATACTATATATAAGCTGAAGGATAAGTAAACTTAACTTATAAAATGTGTATATACCCCTATATACTTTCAGCCCCCTACTTTTTAATATGCGCCTATCCTTAACTTTTCTTTTACATCTTTACTTCCTTAACATAAAATTTACTCCACGTTGTTCCATAAATTTTTCTATACTTTTCTTTCAATTATATAAAGGATCTCCATTATGCAATTTCAAAAACCTCTTTCTTTTCTTAATCCTCTTTATAATTCACAACAATTCACTAACTTATATAATTATATAAATCTTCCACAAAATAATAATTTCTTTCACACTCATTCATTTAATTATATAATTACAAATACACAAACCCAACAATTTTATACACAACACTATAAAATTATAAATCAAACTCTGGGTTTGCAACCTACTCCTTCTAACCCTAATTATATTACTCCACAACAAAATAATATAATTAACCAATATAATCCTCTTCCTCCAATACCTTCTACACCTCAGGCACCTGAAGCACCTCAAACATCTACTCCCACTCCTTCAGAACCTGTTTCTAACTTATAAATCTCTAAATACCTCACCTAAGCGGTGGGGTATTTTTTAAAAGAACCTACATCCGTAGACCCACACGTGTTACGTTGGAGTTTACTTGAAGTTAATCTGTCAGAATTCTGACAATATAACCCGCGTCCAAACTTTACAGGAGTTCCTATGTTATTCACCAATCTCAATAAACGTCTCGATGACGAGTTCCTTTTAATCTATACGAAACTCAAGCACATTGAGAATCAAATAGATCTTCTCATCACTAAACTCGATAACGAAGATGATCCCGAAGATCTACTCTCAGAGTCTGAAAAATCTTTTCTCTCAGATTCCTAACCAAATTTATTCCGGCTAACGCTACATAAATTTTTCTTTACTTTTCCTTCTCTAAATTTATATATCTTGTAGTGGCTGTATGAATCCACATAATACAGATACCTGATGTTCCTACATCCTAAGAGAAGCAAAACGAACCTGAGCATGTCGTTAAACTGCTCACGAATTATTTAATCTTAACATCTAGCAAAGGAAGGTACTATCCATGCAGAATTTTGAAGCACGTAATTATCGTATTGATAATGTTGAAATCAATTGGGCTAAGCTAGCTAAGCCTGTAAATCCTTTTGGCACTGAGCAATGGGAAATACAAATAGCTACTACTGATAAAGCTAAAGCTGATGAATGGTCAGCTAATCATTTTAATGTAAAGACTGATAAAGCTGATTCGTCTAAGTATACTGTTTCTCTCAAAAGAAAAGCATACAAAGCTGACGGTTCATCTAACGGTCCAGTCAGAGTTGTTGGTAAAGATACACAACCTATCGCAGATCCTTCAGTAATCGGTAACGGTTCTGTTGGTAATGTTATTGTATATCAATACCCTTATTCTACTGCAGGTCGCGAAGGTATTGCAAGTTCTTTAACTGCAGTACAAATCGTTACTCTTAACGAATACACACCTGCTGTAGACTTCGAGCCGATTGTTGAACCTCAGCAATCTAATGATCAACCAGCAGAAATGCCATTCTAAGGAGATACTTATGGGTGTTATAGCCACAGGTTTATTCCAAGGTATTGTTACTTTAATGCTTATTGTCGGTACTGTTACTGAAACTGAGAATCATACCTCACTTGATATAACAGGTCTTAAAGCAAAGAAAGAAGCAATCTTCATGTCTACAGACGATAACACGTCTAAATAAATAATTCTTAGGGACTAAGCGTTCACTCTCTTAGTCCCTGCATTATTTAGCAAACCGTCATCCAATATAGAAAGGTAGCTTATGGCAGTTTATAGAAAACCTCGTAACAGTAAAGCATCATGGCGATCTAAGTCATATAAATTTACTGTAGCAACTAAAGATGATAAAAGTCTTATCGATCTTAAAAATACTATTACTAAACAAAATGCAAACGTAAGAAAGCATGCAAGAACTTATAATATGGTTACAGA